CCGGCCCGACGCGACCGGTGAGATCCCCGTCATCCGGCCGGACATGGGACCAGTGATCCTGCGCCCCGCACGGTATGAGCGCCCGGCCGCCTTGAGGCGGGGCCGTGGCCGTCGCCGCTACCCGTCACGGCTAGCGCGCACCTGGCGCCGTCTGCGAGGTGCGTGGTGACCGCCCGCTTCAGCACCTGCAAATACCGGCCCATCCCAGCGAAGCCCGCCTTCATGGACGACCCCGCACGGCCCTGCGCCCCCGAGCGAGGCCGCGCGTACCTGTTCACCTCCGACGACCGCGGCGACCAGCGAGAAGCCAAGAAGATCTGCCTGCGGAGATGCCCCTTCCAGGTCGAATGCCTCCGCTACGCCCTCGAGCAGGACGAGCGCTGGCACGTCTGGGGAGGCGTCCTCATGTCATCCGGCATCGAACGTGCCCGCGCCCGGCGCAGCTACCACATCGACCGGCAGGTCCGCGAACTGTGGGAGAAGCGGCTCAGCGACGGCCAGATCGGCGCCGCCCTCGGCATCAACAAGCGCACCGTCCGCGAGAACCGGCACCGCCAGCGGCTACCCGCCCTGTACGGCCCGGGCGGCAAGCGGAAGGCCGAGGTGGCGGCGTGAGCACCTGCGCGCACGTCTGGCCGGACGAGCTGGAACCCGACACCACCTGCCTGCACTGCGGGCTGGCGTACGGCGAATGGTCCGAGGAGGACACACCAATGACCGACGAAGAGATCTACGCCGCGCAACTCCGACGGGACGGCGGACGCCGCGACGAACTGAACAGGCAGGCCCGCGGGGGACGAAACTCCTCCGACCCGACCGAACGCGCCAGGTGGGTAGCGCGCGACGAGGTGTGGGCGAGGTCGATCTGATGACCACCTCCACCAAGACCGCCGGCTACCCCGTTCACGCCGTGGGGAAGTTCGTCCGCTGGACCAACCAGCACCAGGTCCATTTCACGGACTGGTTGGCGCGATGCGGTGCCCGTGGGAGTGAGTCCGGCCACCGCCCGTTCGGCCTGGCCGGGAGCGCACGCCGGTTGGAGCTGTGCCCGACGTGCTTCCCGGGCCGGGACTGGAACGGCGCAGGGGCCGGTGAACCCGAGGAACTAACCGACCGGACCGAACTGAAGCTGAAGGCGTGACGAACATGAGTGACCCGATTCCCGTCCCGGCGGTACAACCCGCACCGGGCAGCCGGCTGGACGATCTGCTGGCGGTGTACGCCGGGCTGAAACCGCAGGCCGACGAGATCTCGACGCGGCTGAAGACCGTGACCGACGCGATCAAGTCCGAACTGATGACAGCGGCGCCCGGGGCGCAGCGCGTCGACGTCGCTCACGAGGCGCTGGCCCAGCCGTTGCGACTGTCGTACGTGGAGACCTGGACGCTCGACACCAAGCGGCTCAAGGCCGAGAACCCCGCCCTCTACGTCACGTACGCCCGCAAGGGCGGCAGCTGGCAGCTGCGGGTACAGCGCCCATGACCTCCGTCGAGGAGTTCATGCAGGCGGCACCGGCCCGGTTGGAGGGCAACACCCCCTGGGCGAGCCGGTACGCGGGTGAGCTGCGCCGGGTGGTCGTCGAGCGGGCCGGTACCTCGGCCCGGAACCTGCAGCGGCATCTCGGCCCCAGCGAGCTGGGTGTGCCGTGCGACCGGCAGGTGGTCGGGAAGCTGGCCGGCCTGCCGGTCACCAACCACGTGGTGGACCCGTGGCCGTCGATCGTCGGTACGGCGGTGCACGCCTGGCTGGCGGACGCGTTCACCGCGGCCAACGTCCGGCTCGGGCAGGCGCGGTGGCTGGCCGAGCAGCGCGTGGTGCCGCACCCGGACCACGCCGGAACGGCCGACCTCTACGACGCCGCGGAGACGGCGGTCGTCGATCACAAGGTGCTCGGCGAATCCAGTATGGCCAAGGTTCGCAGCGCCGCCGGACCGCCTATTCACTACGTCATTCAGCTCCTGCTCTATGGCAAGGGGTACCGCAATCTCGGGCTGCCGGTGACGCGCGTCGCGCTGGCCGCCTATCCCCGCACGGCCGCCTCTTTGGACGGGCTCTACGTCTGGGAGCGGGCGACGGGGCCGCAGGACGACGCGCTGATCGACGAGGTTTTCCGCCTCACCGATCGACGTAAGGAAATCGCACGGCAATTGGTGAGCGGGCAGATCGCATTCACTGACATTCCCATTTCCGCTGACGACGACACCTGCTTTTTCTGCCCGTTCTACCGCCCACAGTCCAAGCACGACAACGGACCCGGATGTCCCGGGTCCATCCACTGAGGAGAGCAGATGCAACCGCAGTACCCCGCCCAGTACCCGCAGCAACCGCCGATGCCGCAGTACCCCCAGCAGCCGCCGGCGTACCCGGCCCCGCAGGGCTACCCGCAGCAGCCGGCGCCCGCTTACCCACAGGGTTATGCACAGCCGCAGTACGCCCCGCCGGCGCCGCCGGCTCAGCCCCTGCCGACCGGCACCCTAGACACCTTCTACCAGCAGCCCAGCGCCAGTGGCGGCCCGTCGTACAAGTTCATGGACGCCAACCGCCAGCCGCAGATCGGCAAGAGCTACGAGGGCTTCGTGGCGCGGCCGGTGACCGACGGCGACGTGCGGGCCCAGACCGACCAGAGCGGCAACGTGCAGACCTACCGCGACGGCCGGCCGAAGTTCGTCATGGTCGTGCCGATGCAGGTTCAGCCCTCGCAGGAGTTCCCGGAGGGGCAGGCCGGTTGGTGGGTCAAGGGGCAGGCCCGCGACGAGCTCGCCCGGGCCATGGCCGAGGCCGGCGCCCCGGCCGGCGCCCCCGAGGCCGGCGCGTTCATCCGGGTCACCCTCGTCAGCGTGCGGCCGATCCCGGGCCGGAACCCGGCCTACCAGTACCGGGTCGACTACGCCCGGCCCGGCAACGCGGCCCCGGTGCCGCAGCCGGTGCAGCAGCCCGTCGCGGCCCCGGTGATGCAGCAGGCTCCGGCGCCGCAGCCGATGCAGCAGCCCGTTCCTCAGGTCCCGGTGCCGCAGCAGGTTCCGGCACCTGCGCCCGCCGCAGCAGCCCCCGCAGCGGCGGGCTTCACCCCCGAGCAGCAGGCGCTGTTCGCGAAGCTCACCGGCACCCCCACCGGCTGAGCGGGTGACTGTCCGGCCCGGGCGTCCTTGCCCCTGCGCCCGGGCCGGGCGGTGACCTTCCCGGCCCACCCCAACTCGATGCACACGGAGGTGCCCCTTGATCAACCACAACGCGCCTCCGGCCGCCCTCCACGGAGAGCTGACCGCCGACGGCGCGTCGATCGTGCTGATCGGCACCGGCCCGGATCCGGACATAGCCCGGATGGCCCAGCTGATCCAGCTGATGACGCCCCTGGTCAAGCCCAGCGACCCGCCCGGCGCGCTCACGCTGCCGGCCACCTGGGCGGCCGTCGTCCAGCTCTCCCAGCTGTTCGGTGCCGCGTGGCAGCCCGGTCCGCGGTTGCTGGCGTGGCTGCGCGAGGAGCTGCTGCGCCGCACCCCGGCCGGCGGCGGCCTGAACGTCGACCTGCCGGACGGCCTGGTGCCGCGGCCGTACCAGGTCGAGGGCGCGCTGATGATCGGTGCGCTCGGCCGGGCGCTGCTGTTCGACGACCCCGGCACCGGCAAGACCATCACCACCATCCTCGGCCTGCTCAAGCGCGCCGCGGCCGGACACCCGGTCACCCCGGTCGTCGTCATCGCGCCGGCCTCGGTGGTCGACCCCTGGGTGCAGGCGTGGCAGACGTGGGCGCCCGCCTGGCGGGTCAACGCGTGGCGGGGCGCCCCCGACTTCCGGCGGCGGCTCGCCGACCGGCCGCCCGAGACCGCGGCGCACGTGGTGGTGACCAGCTACGACACGGCGAGGATGGACGCCGCGAAGGGCGGCCCACTGGCCAAGCTCGCCGCGCGCACGGTCGTCGTCGATGAGTGCCACCTGATCAAGACGCCGCACGCGGCCCGTTCGGTGGCGGCGCGGCGGCTGGCGAAGCGCGCGGACAACTTCGTGGCCCTGTCCGGTACGCCTATCACCCACCACCCCGGCGACCTGTGGCCCACCCTGGAGGCCCTCGCGCCGCTGGCGTGGCCGTCCGGTGAGCGGTGGAAGGCCCGCTACTGCGTGACCGTGCCCGGCGACTACAGCGCCAAGGTCATCGGTCTCAACACCTCCACCGAGCAGGAGATGCGCACCACGCTGCTCGGCCAGCACCGCCGCGTCGCCAAGGCCGACGTGCTGGCGCAGCTGCCGCCGAAGGTCTACAGCGTGCGCAACGTCGAGCTGCCGGCGGCGTACCGCAAGGCGTACGACCAGATGGAGAACGACATGCTCGCCGAGCTGCCCGACGGGCAGGAGCTGTCGGTCATGTCGGTGCTGGCCCAACTCACCCGGCTGTCCCAGCTGGCCAGCGCGGCCGCCGACGTCACCACGACCACCGAGGCCGGCGCGGACGGAGAACTCCATGCGCACGCCCAGGTCCGGCTCAAGGCGCCCTCCTGGAAGGTCGACGCGCTGCTCGAGGTGCTCGCCGAGCGCCCGGGTGAGCCGGTCGTGGCGTTCGCGCCCAGCCGGCAGCTGATGATCCTGGCCGGGCAGGTGGCCGAGAAGGCCGGGCACCAGGTCGGCTACGTAGTGGGCGGGCAGTCCATGCGCGAGCGCACCGACACGGTGGAGATGTTCCAGCGCGGCAAGCTCGACCTGCTCTGCGTGACCACCGGTGCCGGCGGAGTCGGCCTCACCCTGACCGCCGCACGAACCGTGGTGTTCCTGCAACGCCCCTGGTCGCTCGTGGAAGCCACCCAAGCGGAGGACCGCTGCCACCGCATCGGCAGCGAGATCCACGACTCGATCGAGGTCATCGACGTGGTGGCCACCAAGACCATCGACGCCCGCATCCGCGGCGTGCTCCACGACAAGGCCGGCCAGCTCGCCGATCTGCTGCAGGACAGGCGGATCGTCACCCAGCTGCTCGGCGGATCGACACTTCGGAAGGCTGCCTGATGTACGTACTTGGTGTTGATCCCGGCCCGATCCCGGGCGTCGTCCGGCTCCACCTCGAGTACGGTCACGGCCCTACCCGGCTGCTCGAGGCGGAGGCGCTGCAGGTGACGCCTCGGCTGATCCTACCCACGCTGACCATGCTGGCCCAGGGCGACGGCTGCGCTGTCGCGATGGAGCAGTTCGTCGTCGGGCGCCGGGCTGCCCGATCGAGCACCCCGGCCGCCGGAGGGATCACCCGCACGATGATCGGCGCGGTGACGGCGTGGTCCGCCAACCGCGGTGCTCGCCTCCACACCCGCGCGGCGGCCGACGTGAAGCCGTGGGCCGTCGACAAGCGCCTGCACGCGGCCGGCCTGCTCGACATGACCGCCGGGATGCGGCACGCCCGCGACGCCGCCCGGCACGCGCTGTTCTGCGCCGTGAAGGACTACGGCCTGCCCGACCCGCTGAGCAGCAAGGCGGGTACCCGGTGACCCCCGACGAGATCACCCTCGCGCTTGATGTCGCGCGTCAGCTCGCGGCGTCCGGCATCCCGATCTTCATCGCGCAGCCGGACAGCTCGACCAAAACCGGGTATCGCCCGCCACCGCGCTGGGAGCGCACGGTCCCGGACCCGGCAATCGTCGATCTCTGGCGGCCGGGTCTTGCGCTGTGCGCGGTGATGGGGTGCGGGCTGGACCTCATCGACTTCGACCCGCGCAACGGCGGCAACCCGTCTGCGCTCAACGGCATGACACCACGGTTCCACGGCCTGGCCTCCACACCGTCGGGTGGCGCGCACGGCTTCATCGCCTCCCTGGGCGTCGGCAGCCGCGACAACGTGTTGCCAGGTATCGACGTCAAAGGCGGCACCCCCGAAGGGTCGAGCCGCGGATTCGCGTTCATCGCCCCCACCGTGCGGGTCAGCGCGGTCACCGGCGAGCCGGCCGCCTACCGGTGGGTGCAGGCTCCCGCCCTCGGCCGGCTCAACGGGGATGTGTCCGGGGCGAACCTGGCCGCGCGGATCCGCGAGCTGCGCACCTCCACCGAGACGGTGCGCGGCGTCGGCGGGCCGCAGTGGTGGCAGGACTTCATGGCCCAGCGCGAGCCGCAGTCAGCGCCGGCCGCGGAGAAGGCGATCGAGGGGAAGCTGGCCGAGGTCGTCGCGTGGACCACGGAGTCCGGCACTGGATTTCGGGCAACCCTGCTGCGCGCCGCGCTGACCCTCGGCGGGTACGTCGGCGGTGGCTACCTCGCCGAAACCGATGCCCGCGAGCGCCTCGAGAAGGCGGTCGAGACCGTGTGGGGCACCCTGGACACCGACGATCACCTGTGGATCCAGCAGGGCCTGGATGACGGCGCCGTGCGCCCCTTCTACGTGTTCACCGCCGAACAGGAGCGCACCCACTCGGAGGCAGCCCAGGCGGTAGCGCAGCAGGGTGAGCTCCCACCGTCTGAGGGGCCTCCTGCGGAACCGCCGTGGACGGTGTTCAGCGCGCTAGGCGTCGAGCCGTTCGACCCGGCTGGGGACACCTCCGACCAGGGCCTGGCCAAGGCGGTCGCCTACCGGATGTACCCCGCGCTGCGGTACGCCAAGGACGCCGGGCTGTGGATCAAGCGGGAGCGCGACGTCTGGGACGAGTGCGGCGACGACATGTCCGATTGGATCGTGTCGCTGCTGGCCGAGCTGATGCCGCTCGGTGAGACCCCCGTCCCGAAAGACGTCACCCAGCGCACCGAACTGCACTGGCAGGCGGCCCGCCGCGCGACGTTCATGAGCTCGGCGGGGACCGGGAAGATCGGCCGGAAGTTGCGGGCCATCATCCGCAGCGACCACCCGGCCTCGCTGCGGATCTCCGACCTGGACACCAACCCGGAAGTGCTCTGGGCAGGCGGTATTCCGTGGGACCTGCGCGCGTCCGGGGAGGTGCCGACACCGGCGATGTGGGTGGATCCCAACACTCCACACCTGCGCACCGCCTTGTGCGCGCCCGACCCGAGGGTCATGACGCCTCGCTGGGACGCGTTCGTGGCCGCCGTACTGCCGGATCCGGAGGTCCGGGCGTGGGCGCTGCGCGTGCTGGCCATCGCGCTGACGGGCTACCCCGACGCCGCCCTGCCGATCCTCTACGGGCGGGAACGGTCGGGTAAGACGTCGCTGGTCGAGATGCTGGTGACGGTGCTGGGTAGCTACGCCCACGCCGCCAACCCGAAGCTGCTGAGCTCACAGGACAACTCGCACGACGCGATCATCTACGACCTGCGCGGACGCCGGCTTTCGTTCATCGACGAAGGCCCCAAGCGCGGGCACGACGCGACCGAGCGGCTCAAGCAGCTCACCGGCGGCGGCTCGCTGACCGGCCGGCCGATGCGCGCCAACCCGGTCACCTTCACCCCCAACCACACCCTGGTCATGACGACCAACCCTGAGCCGAACCTGACCGATCCCGCGCTACGCGCCCGTGTGCGGCTGATCCCGTGCGACAGCCCAGAGGAGGTCGTCAAGCCGCTGCGGGTGCGCCTGCTCGGAAACGGGTTGGTCACCGAGGCGCCGGGCATCCTCGCCGCGATGATGCGGGAGACCGCGGCGTGGCTGGCCGACCGTGACACCGCCGCCACCTCGGCCGCGCCGATCAGCATCCGCGGCCTGGCTGAAGAGATCGCCGCCGGTCAGGACCCGGTGCAGGAGTGGGTGGAGACGTGCACGATACCGACGACGCCGGGCACGCAGAGCCGGATCCTCTACAGCCAGCAGTTCGCCCGCTGGCACCAGGACCACCCGCGCTACCGGCGTCTGTCCCTGCCGACCGAGACCGCGTTCGGCCGCCGGCTGACCGAGCTCGGCTACCCGGCCGCGCGGCACACGGACGCCAACTACCGACCACTGTCCGTGTTGAACGGAGGCGGACACGGGATCACGCCGCAGCCGCCGAGTCCCGCCGCATTCATGGCCCCGGCTGGAGGGTTGCCGGAGGGTTCCTGGAGGGTCCTGGGGGGTTCTGCCGCGAACCCTCCAGGGGTCGAAACCTCAGCTCAGGGCACACTTTCTGATAGATCCCTGGAGGGTATGGAGGGTTTTTCTCTACTACAAGACACAAACTCACAGAAAATAGAAGTACAGAAAAATACACAGGTAAAGGCAGCGAAACCCCCCACCCTCCAGCCGTCCACCCAAAAGGGTGGTCTGACCTCGGATAACTCCGCTTCTGGGGGGTTGGGGGGCAACCCTCCCGAGACCGCGCAGGCGACCCTTCCGGGCATGGAGGCGGAAAGCCCCTCTCGGCGGGCTGATCCGACTACAGGCCGTTACACCAAGGCAGCGCAGAAGGCCGCTGAGAAGGAGGCCGCTCGGCGGGCCGCCGCGGGTGAGTCAGTGCCGTTGCCGGTCTCGGTCGACCGGGCTGGTGTGATCGCCCCGCTCGACCCAGTCGGTGCAGCTGCCGAGATCGTGGCGGCGGGTGCTCGGTCCGGCGCGCTCACGGTGGACGTCGAAACCTCCGGCTACCCGGTTGGGCACCCGCTCTACGCGCTGCGCACCGTCCAGCTCGGCGACGAGCAGACCGCCGTGGTGCTCGACCCCGCCGACCCCGCGCAGGCCGCTGTGATCCGGCAGGCCCTGGAGGCTTGGCCACGATTGCACGCGCACTCGGCCACCGCCGACCTCGTGCCGCTCGTGCACGCCGGCCTGGTTGGCGAGGCGTGGGCGTGGCAGCGGATGCACGACACCGTCATTCCGGCCAAGCTCGCCGATCCGCAGTCCACCGGCAGTGATCCCGGGCTCAAGCAGCTTGCTGAGGCGGTCCTCAACGGCTCGGCTACCGCACCCGCCGCTGACAAGGCCCGCGCTGCCCTGTTCAAGGTCAATGGGTGGCTGACCGACACCAAGCCCACCACCCCATTGGAGCGGTCCGGCTGGGCCCAGGTCGACTCGACGTGCGCCACGATGATCCGGTACGCGGCCAGTGATGTCCTCGACACCGCCGCCCTCGCCACCCGGCTCCCGCAGTTGCCCCCGGCCGTCGTCGAGCGGGAGCGTGCCGTGCAGCGCATCACTGCCCGGGTGGCGTACCGCGGTGTCCGGGTGGACCGCGACCAGGTCGCCACCCTGGAGGCCGAGCACAACCCAGCCATGCAGGCCGCCGCTGAGCGGGTCCGCGCGCTGGGTGTCGAGAATCCCGGCAGCGACCGGCAGCTCGCCGACCGACTGACCGAGCTAGGCGTGACGCTGCCCCGCACCGCGCCGAGCACCCGGCACCCGGAAGGACAGGCCAGCGTGGCGGCTGGTGTCTTGGAGGGCCTACGTAGTGCCCCTGAGCCGGCCGCTGAGCTCATCAAGGCCGTACTCGACTACCGGCACCACGAGACCGTCCTGACGACGTTCCTGGAGCCTTACCGCGTGCTGTGCGAGCGGGGCGACGGCCGGGCCCGGCCCACCGTCTACACGCTCGGCACCGACACCGGCCGGATGTCCTGTGTGCGGCCCAACCTGCAGCAGCTGCCGCGGCAGGGCGGCGTGCGTGCATGCATCACCGCCGACCCCGGCCACGTGCTGGTCTCGGCTGACTTCTCCGGCGTGGAGATCCGGGTGATGGCCGCGCTGAGCCAGGACCCCAACCTGGTCAAGATCCTGGCTGAGGGCGCCGACCTGCACGCCATGGTCGCCGAGCAGGCGTTCGGACCGGAGTTCACGAAGGCGGACCGGTACACCGCCAAGCGCGGGGTGTTCGGGTGGGCGTACGGCGGCGGTGTCCCTGCGCTGGCCCGCCAGGTGGGCGTCCCCGAGTCGACCATGGCCGCCATCGTGGATTCCCTGCAGCTGGTTGCCCCGCAGTACGTGGCGTGGGCTGACGAGGTCAAGCGGCAGGTACGCGCCGGCGCGACTCAGATGCCCACCTACGCCGGCCGGACCATCCACCTGCCCCGCGAGTACCCGCACAAGGCGCCCAACTACTGCATCCAGGGCACGGCCCGGGAACTGCTGGTGGACGCGCTCCTGGACTGGGATCAGACCCGCTGGGGCGGCGGTGTGGTGCTGCCGGTCCACGACGAGATCGTGGCCATGGTGCCCGAGCAGGAAGCCGAGGAGGCCACCACCGCCTTGGTGGGCTGCATGAGCCGTGAGCTCTACGGAATCTCGATCGTTGCGGAG